AAGGTGTCGATCTGTGATTCCAGCGAATCGCCGGGAATCACATCCCACGACTCCAGCCAGCACGTTGTAGTGCCGAAGCTGTGATGGTGGTATAGGTCCGGGGCAGAACAATCGCCATGCTCGTAAACGTCACCCCAACCTCGCAGGCCGGAAAAGGGGTGGCCGGTGTTCTCGTAGACGCACGACGGGTCGGCCGTCCACGTCCGTGCGAAGCCATGCCCCCAACCCTCGCCGACGTTTGGCTCCGCAATGATCTGGCACATCGCAGGCCGCTGATAGCCCGTCACCAGAATCAGCGAGGCGGGCAGTAGCAGGCGGGCGAGTTTCATTGGTGCTGCTTTCCGTTCGCCTCAAGCCGTGTGATCCGGTCGCCGTGGTCACGCTGCCGATCGTCCATTGACTGGAGCGTGCTGTCCAGCCGGTCGATGGCACCGCTCAGGTTCTCGGTCGTTGATTGCACCTTGCTGACGATCCACACCCCACCGATCAGCATCGAACCAGCAGTAAGCATCAGCCCGATGATGGACACAAGTATCGCAATCGTTTCGCCAGCCATGATCCGGGTTCCTGTTATGTAGGTGCGTCGCATGCCCCATTAGTCGGGGCTGGAGTGGTGCGTGTGAGTCAGTTAGGCCGGAATCGGACCAATACGGGAAGCAGCCCCGCCACCATCAGCAATGGTCGGAGCCACGGCGGGCTTGCCCTTGACGGATTCGACTGCTTCGTCCCATCCCTTACGCTCGCCGCGCCGGATGCCCCAGAAGGCGGTAGCGACGGCACCGGCGAGGGAGGCTCCGGTAGCGGCTCCAGCAGGGCCTCCAAATAAGCCTCCCACAACTCCGCCGATACCGCTCGCGGCCTCGATGATGATGGGGTCGCCGATGCGAAACCCAATCACCGGCGAATCGGTGTCAAGCTCCCTTCCGACCGTGCAGCCCGTCAACATGGCGAACAAGACAAACCCCGCGATGAGCAAGGCCGCGCCTATAAGGCCATATTTCAGTTTGACCTTGAACGCCGTGCTAGTCCGCATGGGTAGTACCTCCGGTTCGGAAGTATACCGCATGTGGTGTTGGTCGTGTGGGAGGTTTCCCCTATTCGTCCCAAGGCCGCAGAGTGATCAGCATGTCGCCGATCAGGCACAGCCATAGCACGGCCGGGACGATCAGGCCGAACTTCCACCACAGTACGATCAGGGCGGCGACAAGGGCCGCGAACGACAGGCACCAGATAACTGACCAGATTGGCTTGTTCACTCCACACCCCCGGCCTGCCACAGGGCGGCGTGAAGGGCGCGGGCGTACATGATCGCGGACTCAACATCGATATCCACGGCTGTTCCGCTGCCCTCCACGATACATGCCGCGAGCATCTGCCTGCTCGTCTCCAGTATTTCCTTGTCCACCCCGCCCCCGGCAGCGGCGAGCTTGGCGTTGGTGATTGCGTTGGTTCCATGCGACTCTTCGAGCTTGGCGCGTAGGTCGGCGATTCGCTCGTGCGCTTTGTCGTAGTCCACGGCGTACCCGTTGGCGACGTTCGTCAGCCTCCCGACCTCCCCCTCCAACTCCGCCACTCGCCGCGCGAGCCGGTCGCGTTCGGCGGTTAGGGACTCGATTGTCGATTCGTTGCTGCTCATTTGCTCTCCAGTTCTGTGACCGTAACAACCACTTCCCCGCCCGTTTTCAGTCCGCCCCGGACAATGTGCAGGTCGTCAATCTGCTCGTCGTCTTTGTACACCCCGGCATGGGCCAGCCCGTCCCCGATGCCCTTTTCCACGTTGCTCAGGTCGCGCCGTCGCCGGTCCGGCGGGTAAACCTCGATCAGCACGGCCAGCCGCCCCGTCATGGTCCGTGGCCGTCCGGCCTGTAGCACGGCCGCTAGCACCTTCTGCCGGTACTGCCGTCCCTCTAGGGACAGGATGTTCCGGCTGTTGAAGGACCGCCACATTCGATTTACGCTCGGCGGCCAAGGTAGGGCGATGCGGTAGGTCACGCCTCACCATTCCGTTCCCGGTCGATCTTGTCCCAATCCGGCTTCGGCCGGAACTCAAAGAACGTGCGGAACTCAGGCGACTCGGTGGCGAGCTTGAGGGCGTACCGCTTCCGATGGTTGTTGCTGATCTTGAACCCGTCCGTAGTGAACGTCTGTAGGTCCATCTCCCACCGGATGACTTGGATCATCTGCTCGGACGACCCGCGCCGATACCCGACCGCGTACCGCTTCATGGCGAGGGACTTGTACATTTCCCACACGCGCGGATTGGCAAGGTGGAACTTGGCAAACGCGGCATCGAGTTTGTCGCTCATGGCTTGTCCTCCGCCAGCACCAGCCGGACCGGCTCGGCCCCGACCGTTGCCCGCACTTGGTTCCTGATCTTCCACAACTCAATGTCATGGTTCACCCCGAGCGGGTCCGGCCCGTACCGCTCGGCGTGGATCTCGTCAGGCACCGTGTCGGACTGGACGTCCTTCCAGCCGATGAACCGGCCACGGACATAGACGGCAACGGTGTAGGTCACAATCCAGCCTCCTTGCGGGCCGCGTCGTGGTCATCCATTGCGGTTCCGAGCTTTGCCATATTGATAAGGTTGACAGCCTCATTCTCAGGATCGCACGTGTTCATCTCGTCTTCGTCTGGATAGTTCCGGTGCGCTTCGCACTCGGACCACGCCGCCGCGTACAGCCGGTCCTTCGCGTCAAGGGCGGCTTTGGCGTCGTCATACCAGACTAGATCGCCACTGGGGTCTTCGTAAACACCAGATTCGTCGGCAATGTTGTATCGTTTCACGCTTTCCCTTTCGTCTTGTACGTTGCGAACCCAGCCCGCACCGCCGCGCCCCGCCTGACAAGCTCCATGCAGTACCACGTCGCCAGTTTACGGTTCAGGTCCAGCCCAGCGCGGATGTCTCTGGCCTGCCACGGGCCGGTGCGTTTGCGTGCCCATGCGAGGGCGGTTTCGTATTTCATGGGTCAATCTTCCTCGTCTGCCACAGCCGCGAACGAATCGAACATCGTCACCGCGTCCGGGTCTTTGCTGTCCTCGATCGCAGCAGCCACGTTCTTCACCGCCTGCCGGTAGTACGAGTCTTTGAGTTCGATGCCGATGCCGCGCCGACCGAGCAAGACCGCGCCGTACACCTCGGACCCGACACCCATGAACGGCGTCAGGCAAGTCTCGCCGGGGTTACTCCACATCGACACGCACCGTTCGATCACGTCAAGCTGAAGCGGGTGTACATGCTTCTCGTCCTCGCCGTCCTTCGCGGACCGGTACGGGAGAACGCGGTCGATGCGGATGTCATCCCACATGCACGATGCGTACTGCCTCCAAATCCACTGCGAGAACTGATTCATCTTCTGATCGCCCTTCATGCCACGGAACCGGCCAAGGTTCGCGGGTGGCTGTCGTTCCCCGGCGTACCGCGTGATGCCGTCCTCGTGCGTGACCGGCACAGTGTTCTCGCCGCGACGGCGGAACATCAACAGGTAATCAGCATTGGCAATGCTGCACCGGGTTGAATCCTCGCAGAAAGTCTTATGGTGCAGGCTCTTCATCATCGTCCGGTTCCGCACCATCAGCGGCTCCTTCCAGATCACACGGCGTCCGCCATAGACGAACCCGCGCTTTTCATGCTCCAGAATGATCCGGCCCGGCAGGTCGTAGATCGCATCGCACCCGGCGTTGCTCAGTGGGATGTCCATGCAGTGGACCGCAGAGATTCGGCCCGGCTGCGTCAGCCGGTAAATCTCGTCGATGCAGTACCCGTAGTGGTCAAAGAACTCGTCTCGGTCGATGCTGTTGCTCAGGTCGCGCGAGTCGGAACTGTACTGGTACAGCCCCGCGAACGGCGGCGAGTAGACCGTCAGCCCGACCGATTCGTCCGGCAACTCCCGCATCACCTCGATGCAGTCACCGTTGTACAGCGCGTAACGCTCGTTCATTTCGTATTCAGCGCAAGCCATTCCGGAACCTCCGTCTGTGTTTTGAATCCATCCACGCGGGCAACTCCGCACGCGCTGTGCATTTCTCGGATCATCGCGTCAAACATCTTGTCAGCCATCTCCGCTTTTCGGCGGAGGTTCCCGATCACGCGGGACTCGCCCTCGGTAGCGATCACGTCAAGCTGAACCGGCAACTTCTGGCCAAACCGCCAGCAACGCCGCACGGACTGGTAGAACTGTTCGTAGCTATGCGTGGCGAACGTGACGACGTGATTGCAGTGCTGCCAGTTCAGACCCCACGCGCCGATCTTTGGCTTGATGACCAACACGCGAAGCTCACCGGAAACGAACGCATCGTACAGTTCGATCTTCTCTTCGTCGGGAGTCTTGCCCGCGATCTGTCTCGCGCCGGGAATGATGTTCTCCAGCATGTCGCCCTCGGCGTTCATGTGGCACCACACCACGGCGGACCGCTTGTGATTCACAAGGTCGGCGACGAATCCGCACCGGTCTGCGAGTGTCCGTCTCCGCTCTTCCCGTTCCGCGCCGAGCCCGAACGCCGGGCAGTTGAAGAGCATTCCGGGCGGAGGCGTTGCGGGCGTGATGATGTGGTCCCTCTGGTTGAGCGGCGGCAGGATGTAGCCATCGTCGCTGAAGCCAAGGTCGGACGGCTTGCGGCACACCTTGGCCCACGATGCCACCCAACGCCAGAACGGAACCACCGCGTGATGCTTCAATCGCCACTGGCCGATCGTCTGTGCTACGCGGTAGGCAAGCTTCTGGTAGTACTGCCCGTTCGCCGCGATAGCGGACTCCGCCTCGCCCTGTAGCCTCGTCTCCTGCTTCTGGCCCTTGTCGTCGAGGTACTTGAAGAAACGCTTCAGCATGTCCGAGTGCGACAGTTCGCCAAGGGCCTCGGCGGACGTGCCGAGTTCGGTGTAGTCGTTGGGCGCGGCCGTCGCCGTTCCGAGCAACCGGTACTGCGTTTTCAGCATGAACCGGGTAATGATCTTCCGAGTCTGTCCGTCGAATGACTTCAGGATACTGGACTCGTCGCAAACCACGCCGCCAAAGTCGTTAGGATCAAAGTTGTGCAGACGCTCATAGTTCGTGATGACCACGCGGGCGGATGACCCGACCCCGCCGTCCTGAACCCGCTCCGCCTCGATGCCGAACTTCGCCGCTTCTTTGAGCATCTGCGATCCAACCGCGAGCGGCGTGAGTAGCAGCACCGGCTTGTTTGTCTTGCGGACGACGTTCTCCGCCCATACCAGTTCCATAGGCGATTTCCCCATCCCGCAATCGGCGCAGAGTGCCGACCGCCCGCGCCGGATCGTCCAGTCGGTGAGGTAGTTCTGAAAGCCGAACAGGAAGTTCGGCATCCACACCGGCTCAAACCCGGCCATCTGGCCTAGTTGGGTCTTGCCCGCTAGGAACGTCGCGTAGTCTGTATTTCCATTGCTCATGTCTATACCCTAGTCTAGACGAGTTTCCATGTCAAGCCCACCCCGGTTATGCACAGTCAGTACTCCGCCGAACTGCTCCGGCCTCGCTCGCCCAAAGCCGACTTGACCGCGTGATAGGGCCTGCCAATCGCCGCCGACAGCCTGTACCGGCAATGGATGACGCTGGTAAGGAACCGGATGTAGTCGCGCCGGACCCGCTCGTTACCGGGCTCGTTCCAGCCGGGGAAGTCTGCGGCGATACGGGCCGCGAGGTCGCGGTCGCGGGCAGCTTGTCTAGCGGCTTGCCGTTCCGTCATGGCTGGCCCTTCACAATCCGCCCCACCGTGGTCTTGTGCAGCCCCAACGTCGCCGCAATCTCCGGCACGGTCATGCCCATCGCGGCAACGCGCCGGATCAGGTCGTGACGGAACCGCACCGCAACGGGCCACGTCGTCATCCGGCCCTTGTTCCACCGGCCCCGGCCAGTTGCGAACATCCGGGGCTGATACCGCCGGGCATGGGCCAGTACGTGGCGGGCGGTCATGGGGTAGTCCTTTCCCGTGCGGCCAGCATCCCGTCAGTAAGCCGATACGCCGATTTCGCCGTCTCCTCCGAACCCAACAGAAGTCCACGATGAGCAACGAGCGCGGCCGCGAAATGCGTTGCCATGTAATCGCGCAGGGACATGCCGAAGTAGTCCCGAACCGGAAGCCCGTCTCCATCACGCTCTTCGTACGGAAACGCCGGTCCGCCGTCATTGATCTTGTCGCTCATTTGCTTTCTCCTGTCCCCGCCCGCTCCCGTTCGTACCGCTTCACGCCCTCCAGTACCGTCGTGTGCCTTGTCCCGAACAGGGCCGCGATTTCCGGGTAGCTGACGGGCTCGCCCTTGCGCTCTACGTGTCGGATCAACCACCACGCTTCGGCCCGCAACTTCGACAGCGAATCGGCATGACCACGGGGCAACCGCTTCGATCTGTGCTTAGCCGACAGTGCCGCCACGCTTGTGCCGATTGAGTAACAGGCAACCTCGGCCAAAAGCACTAACGGCAAGTAGGCAAACTCCTGTAGTTCCCTAACGGTCATTTTCATTTCACCACCTCGCCGCGTTCTGGAACCGAGTGGCCGTGGCGTTCCAATGCAGCTTCACCACCTCGGTCGGTCCGTTGCGTTGCTTCGCCACGATGAGTTCGGCTTCGTTGTTGGGATGGTACGGCTGGCCGTTCTGGTCCTTCTCGCCGATGTTGTAGTAATCCTCCCGGTGTAGGAGCATCACCACGTCTGCGTCCTGTTCGATCGCGCCGGACTCGCGCAGGTCCGAGAGTCGCGGCCTGTTGCCAGACCGGCCCTCGGCGGCGCGGTTGAGTTGCGACAGCACCACAACCGGGATATTCAACTCACGGGCCAGTGCCTTGATGCCCCGGCTGATCGCCGACACCTCTACCTGCCGGTTCTCTTTCGATGATCCCGGCGCGGTCATCAGTTGCATGTAGTCGATGAACAGCACCTCAACGCCCCACTTCTGCACCATCCGCCGCGCCCG